ACATGCTATAGTCACTAAGCACCCTAGAACAGCATCGTTCCTTGGTGTTGAAGCTAAGTTCGCTATGGCTGAGTTCCTTATGACTGGCGGTGATGACGCTATGGACGTAGTAACTATGCTCGGAGGGGATGAGACAATGATCCTTGAGCACTTTGCTATTGATCAAGGTGGAGACTCTGAGCTAACTAAAAGACTAAAAGGCGCAATGCAAGGATTCGCACTAGGAATTCCTTTTGAAGGCGTATCTATAGGAATTGGAAAAGGCTTAAAGGCTGTTAATCCATTTAAGAACACACAAGCCCCTGATGTAGACTTAAGCTCTCCAGAGGTTGCAGATATTCCTTCAGCAGATGTACCTGTAGAAAGGATGCCTGAATTAGCTGGAGCGGACCCTGAAGATATTATCTCAGATCCAATGAGAGCGGTACGCCAGATTGCAAGTGCTCTCGGTATAATTGAAGATGCAGACTTCGTTAGAGGTTATGTGCAAAGTTCAGATACCGTAGTAAGCAAGGCCGCAGTAGTAGGCAAGGAGATTGATCAAAAGATCTTATCTCTTGAGAGCATTAGAGATGATGAATCCATTTGGCACGCAGGAATGGATGACCTTAGTAAGTTCGACGATGATACTGACTGGGGAGTTCACTTTGGTAACAGATCACAAGCAGAAAGTAGAGCAGAAGTTACTGGAACATCGGACTTTGTTGAGACGAAGCCTGTTCTTACTAACCCAGCTAGACTACCTGACCTAGGAGACTGGACGGTAGATAGCATTGTACCTGACCTACAGGCTAATAACTCTCTATCAAAGGAAACTATAGATAAGCTAGATGAGCTAAACGTAGAATACAAGGCACAAAAGGGTCCATTAAACGCTACAAGAGTTGATAGTGAAGGTCTGTCTGAGACGCTAGAAGCACTAGAGAAGCTAGACGTAGAATACAGGTTAAAGGTTAGGGATGTCCTAATGGATGGTCCTGAAGAGTTTGACGGTATCGTGTATAAGAATACGCATGAAGATGTAGGTTTCCCCGAGGAGTCTGTAATTATCTTCAAGCCTTCAAAACTAAAAGGAACCGCTGAGTCTCTTAAGAACCAATCGGGTTCTCTCTCGAAAGCTGTTGCAGAGCTGAAGTTACAGAAGTCAAAGCTAGAAGCTAAGGTTCCTGGATTATTCAGAGGAGCAGATCCTGTTGAGCATCAAGTAGCTGCAAGCTCCGCTATTGGTTTAGATGAGTTAGCGGATGCTCAGGCTGTTCAGATTGGACTACTAAAGAAAGCTAGGGAATCAGGTGATTCTGCTGCTGAGTCTAAAGCTATAAATAAGTTAAACTCACAGAGGACTGCTATAAATGATAGCATCCAGCATATTGAGAACCTAACTAGACTAGATGAGGTCCCTTACGAGATTGCAGAAGACTCCTTAATCACTATCCTTGCAACTGGAACACCAGAACAGAACTTAAAAACAGTAGAGCTTGTTGCCTTTAATGGCACCAAGACTCCTAAGCCTTTTAGTGTAATAGCTCACGAGGCTGAAGAGATCCTAGGAAAGGAACTTGCTGAAGAGTTAGATAGGTTCGCTGGAGCCGTATCCAAAGAAGGAGGTCTACAAGGGCAGGTAACTGAAGCTAAGAATATCCCAGGCACAGAAGTCTCTGTCTCTAGTAACGTAGATCGTGGAACTATAGTGTGGGCTTATACTGAGTACTTCAAAGACCTAAGGCATAAGTTCTCTACTATCTCAGCAGATAAAGGACTTCCTGTTGAACATAAGGAATTACTACTTATTCAGGTTATCGACCAGATTCAAGTAACTAGAGATGCTATCAATGGTGTAGTTAGACCTCAGGATCTACACCACAAGAGGCGATTCTCTGGATCCTCAGAGAAAGACATTAGGAGAATGAGTGGTGCAAGAGTTCAGAAAGAGCTTAGGCGCATTAAAGCTAAGAACAGATATGTTGGTCAGACTCTGGTTTCCACATCTGAAAGACTAGCGGACATAGGATATACATCCGATATTATTACCTTGTCAACTGAGTTCCTCAAGAAGGCAAGAAACAAGAGAGGCATTCTCCCCGATCAAATGGCAGAGCTATTTATTGCAGAGATTATGTCTAGCCCTAGACTACTAATCAATAACATTCTTCAGAACGGAATGAAGAGGCGAGTAGAAGGTGTAATGGAGAGGATCGCAGGAAGCATCCTTAAGACTGTATCTCCAGAGAAAGCTGCTCTAATTAATAAGGCTCAGACTAATCAAGTCTTCAGTATGAAAGCTAAGATTGCTCTAGGTATTAGAATGGCTAAAGCTTCTGGTAAAGGACAAGAGAGAGTTGGTACAGGTGGAATCCTGTCTGACTTTGACTCTTCTATTGAAGTGAAGCCGGGTGTTAGTGCCTTTGAGCCTACCGCAGAGTCACTTAAGAACAAGAGAACTGGCGTAGCTACCTTAGTAGATAAGGACTTCGGCTTCAGAGTCTCTGCCTTGTCTGATGATGGAACCAAAGCTGTAGTTATTATCACTGACACTATGGATCAGTTGAACGCTAGAGCAGCGGACCTAGGCTTATCTGCACAAGATAAAGAGAATCTAATGGATATGCTTCCTAAGATAATCGAAAGTAGGTTAGAGATAGGAAGTAACTTCTCTAGTGACGATGTTGCTATTGACGTTATGAGGTCCATTGATAATCAGGGATCTTACTCTATCCTTAAAGATGAAGTAAAAGAGATTCTAGATAACTCATTTGCTAAGGCTAAAGAAGCAACCTTCACGCAAGGAAGATCTGCTGATGAGATAGTTGACGAGTTCGGACCTGTGCTAGCTCCTATAGTCAAGGGACAAAGGATCATAGCGGAAGCTGCTGATAAGATGGGTCCTCTAACTAGAGCCGTTGTTATGCCTTTCGTAAACACTCCAGTCAATGCCTTTCTCTATGGTCAGTCATACGGACCTCTATCTAAGACATTCTGGGAAGGCTTAATGGCTCCGTTTGTTAAAGGTGATGCTGAGGTTGACGCTGTTCTTGGTAAGTTTAGAAATAACATCTACAATAACTGGAGTACCGCTGGTGGCACTCAAGATAACTTAAATAAAGTAGCAAAAGCCTATGGTGCTATAGCCATTGGAGGCACTGCAATGGCGTTACATGCTTCAGGAGTAATCACTATGAATGGTAGTGGCCCAGCAGACCTAACAGATAATAAGAGATGGAGAGAGGATGGTAACCAGCCCTACTCTATTACCCTTGGTGATACGACAGTATCTCTTCATGTTCTAGGTCCGATGGCTATTCCCTTTGTGTTTGCTGCCGATATAGGGCAAGCTCTAGAAGATAACCCTTGGAAAGAAGAAGCTCTATGGAAAGAGATATCCCTAGGAATGCTTCACTTAGCTAATGAAAGCCTTAATGTATCAACCTTTGGTGGAGCTTCTAGGTTCCTAGATGCAGTTATTGATCAGGATGAAAATGCTTTAAATAAGCTTGCTTCTGACTTAACGCTTCCTCTTGTAGGAGCTAAAGCAGGTAACTGGCTAGAGAGTGCTACCAGCGTCACAGTACTTGGTGGTGCAGCAGCTAAAGCAGCATCAGGTGCTACCGCTGAAACAGACAGACCCTCTGACTTCGCAGGACTCCTTCAGAATAAGTACGCCAAGATGAGCTTAGATACTAAGAGGGATATCTTTGGTAACGAAGTAAAATCTACCGTTGGAGAAAGATTATCTAATTCTCTAGTTACTCAAATGACTACAGTAAAGAATGGTGCCATTAATAACGAGCTAGCTTCTCTTGGATATCCTATATCTAGAGTTTCCAGTACCCTTAAGGGTCTAGATCTTTTAGATGACAAGTACAGAGTTGGCGATGTAACAGGGTATGACTCTTATCAGAAGAGCCTATCTGAAGTTAAGATCAATGGAAAGACTCTAGAAGACGCTTTAAGTAAGCTTATAAAGTCTAGGAAGTACAAAAAGCTATCCAAAGAAGGGATCGATGAGCTAGGAATTCAGTCTCCTAGGTCTGATGAAATCAGAAGATTATTCTCTAGCTTTAAGAGTGCAGCACAGGATGAACTACTGCAAGCATCCCCCGCATTGAAGAGTGACATCTTACGAAGAGAAGTCTCTAGAAAGGCACTTAGCACAGGCAAATCTGCCGACTCAATCGCATCCTCATTATTCAAATTTTAATCTATGTCTAACCTATCATTCGTAACCTACACAGGAAATAATAGCACGACCTCGTTTAGTCTTGGTGCCATTAACTATCTTGATGAAGCACACTTATTTGCTACTCTTGACGATGTAACAACTAGTGCCTTTACTGTCTCAGCACCTAATATTGTATTTGATAGCGCTCCGGGAACTGATGTTGTCGTTAAGCTCTACAGAGAAACACCTAGGACCTTAGCTGGCAGGTTAGTAGACTTTACTAATGGATCAGTTATCTCTGAGTCTGATTTAGATACTAGTGCAACGCAAATGCTTTACATTGCACAAGAGGGTTATGAGAGAGGTGAAGACAGTAACGCGACTGTTCTAACTCGTTCAAGGGCTTTGGGTGCATATGACGCAGGGTCATTTAAGATATCTAACGTACTAGACCCTGTTGCTGACCAAGATGCAGCTACGAAAGCTTACGCTGATCTAGTTTCTACTGATAAACTAACCAAGACAGGTGGAGTCTGGGTTGGAGAGACACTAAGAGTGACGGATATCTTAACTCCTGTTGCTGCACAAGATGCTGCTACTAAGTCTTATGTTGATGCTGTAGCTGTGTGGGGAAGTGCTGGACAAGCTGAAGCAGAAGCGATTACTTTAATCACAGGTACTAACACTTATGCGCTAACTGGCATGGAGTACGTTGACCAGACTATGCTTGTAGTTGCTATCGAAGGCGTACTACAGATTCCTAGTGTTGATTATACTGTTGTTTCAGCTACACCTGATTCTAGTATTGTAATCATCAACTCCTTCACTAATGGAGATACCTTATCAGTACAGAACTTCGGTAAGAAATTGCTTATTGCTTCGGATGCTGTTGTTAATGGATCTATTACTACAGTCAAGCTGGATGACCTAGCTATAACAGAGGCCAAATTAGCCTCTGATGCTGTAACTCCTGACAAACTAGCTACTGATGCGGTTGAGACTGCTAAGATTAATGCTCTAGCTGTTACTGAAGCTAAGATAGCTACTGGTGCAGTTACAGAAGACAAGCTGGGAACTGATGCTGTTACTGAAGGGAAGTTAGCTGATGACGCTGTTAGTGCAGATAAGATTGCTATCAATACGATTGACGTAACTAAGCTCCTTGCTACTAGCTTCGGTCCCGGTGAGTTCGGTGGTCCTTCTGATAGATTTCTACATATTGATCCAGATGGTACTTTATCGTTAGCTCCTATTACTACGTCAGACATTAGAGACTATGTAACTGCTATTGCTGCTTTACCTCTAGATACATTTGCTGCCGCAGCTAGCTCTATTAACCTAGATGGTAACACTATTACCAACGTAGCTGACCCTGTTAACCCTCAAGATGCAGCTACCAAGGAATATGTAGACGTAACGCCGCTTTCTGAGACTATAGTAATTCAAAGTCCTAGTTCTTCTGAAGATAGAGGTGTGTTTTATTCTCCTACACGAATCGTTATCTCAAGGATGGCAGCAGTTATCACGGGATCTACTTCTGTTACATGGACTCTTAGGCATGATCTTGACCGCTCTGCTACTGGTAACGAAGTTGTAACCTCTGGGACAACTACTAGCTCAACTACGACTGGAGATATAATTACTGTCTTTAATGACGCTACTATTCCAGCCAATTCATTTGTCTGGCTAGAAACGACTGCACTTAGTGGTACACCTACTGAGTTTCAACTTACAATAGGATACATCAAGGACTAATTCATGGCACTCTCATTTAATAACTACACTGCAAGTGGATCTAACGATACCTTTGCAATCACGATAAACTACCTGCTAGACTCTCACTTATTCGTATTTGTTGACGAAGTAGAAGTATTTAGCCCTGCGACTTGGAGTAAGGTAGGCGAAGATATAGTCTTTGTATCTAATCCTGCTGCCAGCGCAAATATTAAGATTGTCAGAGTTACACCTAGGACACTTGCCACTAGGCTTGTTGACTTCGCAGATGCATCTATTATATCTGAAACAGACCTAGATACTTCAGCTATCCAGCTATTGTATGCTATTCAGGAATCTTTCGAGACTGATATTACTGGATCACTTAATACTGACTTCATTCAATACTCTGATTCTCTTACTGCGTATGATGCAGAGGCTAAAAGGATTGCTAGAGTTGCCGATCCTACATTAGATCAAGATGCAGTTACTAAAGTCTATGCTGATACTAACTCTCTAACTCTAGCTAGTGGTAAGTGGAGTGCAGACTCTAAGCTTATTAATGACATTACAGACCCTGTTGACTTACAGGATGCTGCAACAAAGAACTACGTGGACGAGGTGGCTGTCTGGGGACACACAGGAGTCCCTAACACTGTTCTATTGACATCTGACTCAGCCGTACTAAGTTATACTCTTACAGGCGTTCCTGGAGCGCAGACAGAGATGGTGATTGTAACTCTTGGTGGCGTAGTTCAAGTTCCCGGTGCAGGTAATGATTACACTATTGTTGGTGCTGACCCTGATTCCACACTTGTACTTACTTCTTTACCTCCTGATGGCTTAGAGCTATTCGTATTTGCTATTGGAAGAGAGATTCTTATTCCAGTTACTTCTATTCCAGATGGTTCTATTACTGCTACAAAGCTTGCTAATAACTCTGTAGAAAATGCGAAGATTCAAGGTAACGCTGTAACCACTGATAAGATTCTTGATGATGCTGTTACTAACCCTAAGATTTTAGATGGTGCTGTAACAACTGACAAGATCCCCAATAACGCTATTACTGAAGCTAAGATTCAGGGTAATGCTGTTACTGAGTCTAAGGTTGCTGCCGAGGCTATTGATTACGCTGCATTAAAACTTACTGGGTTTGCCTCTGCTCCTTCTACAGCTACAGATCAGTTCATTGCTATTGATGGAACCACTGGCGATCAAAGTAAGAAACAATTAGCTGTTGCTGACCTAACAGACTTTAACTCTGCCTTAGCTGCTACTCCTGTTAGTGATTTAGCTGCTGCTGACGCTAACCTAAACATGGGAAGTAATAAGATTGTATCTGTTACTGATCCTACTCTAGATCAAGACGCTGCTACTAAGAAGTATGTAGATGATGAGGTATCTGGTATCTCTTCCAGTGGAGCCAGAGGTCCTTACCTTCTTATAGACCAAACTCTAGGTTCAAATACTACTGCTTGGGACATTACTGGGTTCCTAAACTCTGATTATAGTAGATATGAGATTGTATTTACTAACTGCACCTTCTACAGCGGGGGTACAACCGCATTCGTTAGGTTTTATAATACCTTAACAGCCGCATGGGAATCTGGTTCTGCTGACTACACAACAGGTGTTGGAGCTAACTTATCTTATATTGTGGTAGGATTAGGAAGTGACACTGTAATAATGAACGGAAAAATGGATCTGTATAATAACCTTACAACTAGCATATCTTTCCCTATGTTACTAGGAACCAGTTCTGCTGTTAGTGATACTCTCGGAACGATGAATGGTTTAGTTGATATTGCTGGGGCCGCTAAGGTATCAGGAAACATTGATGGATTACGATTCGGACAAATATCTGGTGGATTCGAGGCTGGATCAAACATTAAGATTTACGGGTACACGAATTTATAAAATAAGGAATTAAACTATGACAGCTAAAACAAATAAAATAATGCTAGATGGTGCCCAAGTGGTAACATCTCTTGGAGCAGGAAGTAGTACTCTTGCTGTTACTGATTATAATGTATTCAAAACCGCCATTACAGGCGGGGGTGATACTCTTACTTTACCTGTTGCAGGATTAGCAGTTGGAGCTACCTATAGAATCTATGATATAAATGGTGGTGCCGCTACCGATGCTATTACTATTGATCCTACTGGTGCTATAACTATTAACGGTGCAGCCACCTTAGACATTGATACTGACTACGGTAGTATGACCGTTGTGTGGGATGGTACTAATTGGCTGGCAGAGGTTAGCTCTAGTGGTGGAAGTGGAACAACGAACCTTTCCATTGGCTCATCCACAGGTACAACTCTTAGAGTAGACTCAAGCACAGGAACTAATGCTACACTATTGCAAGCTATTGACGGTGGTAATGCTGGTCTTATGTCTGGAGCAGACAAGACTAAGTTAGACGGAGTCGAATCCTTAGCTGACGTAACAGATTCCACTAATGTAGATGCTGCTGGTGCAGTAATGAACTCTGACACTTCTGCTGCTTCTGTATCATTCGTTGTTGATGAAGATAACATGGCTTCAGACTCTGCTACGAAAGTACCTACCCAACAATCCACTAAAGCTTACGTTGATGATATAACTGCAACTGATACTACGTTTGCAGAAGATGTAATCGGAGCTAAGCTAATTGCAATGGATGAAGTTGTTGATGATGGCACTCAAGCTGCAACGTACACTGTGAACTGGAACGATGGTAACCACCATAAGATCATAATTGATACAGATATAACGATATCCTTTACTGCGCCTACTCATAATGCATGTACATTGACCCTCAGGATTACGCAAGATGCAGCAGGTGGGTCTACAGTGACTCTTCCTACTATCCTATGGCCTAGAGGAGTTGTGCCTACGGTAAGCTCAGGCTCTAATGCTGTAGATATTGTTACTTTAATGTGGGACGGGACTAGTTACTTCGGAAGCATTGGGCAAGGATTCGCATAAATGGCTATCACTGTACAAACAGGTGAGACTGTACTTACAAGCGATGATCTTAATGTCGTAATAACAGCGGTTGACCTGTCTAGATCTTTTATAATCATAGATGCAACGACCGATACTACAACTACCTCCTCAGGACCTAGCGACTGGGCAGTCATGGGGAACTTAACAAGCCCAACTACCCTTAGACTAAGGAGAGATGGAGGTTCCGTTGACGCTGAAGTCACTTGGCAGGTAGTAACTTGTGATCAAGGAGAGTTTTTAGTCACTGGAAGGGAGATTATGCCTATTACTACTGGTAATACCACTGCTACAGACACGATTGCAGAGGTTGACCTGAGTAGGGCGATGATAATGTATAGCACTAGAGGGAACTTTGGTGTATCGAATGCAAACCTGGCTTTTGTAACGTGTCAGTTTACGTCATCAACCAGCATCGGGTTTGAAAGAGGTGGATCAAGCACCACTCGTACCTACACTGGCTATGAAATAGTAGAATGGTCACTTGAATCAGGTGTAAAGGTTGCCTCTGGAGAGCAAGCAGCTAACACAAACCTAGCAGCGGAGGTTGGCTATGCTCATTCAGCCACCGTAACAGTCAATAACACTTGGAACTTCTCTCAAGCTAGGCATCAATCCAATGGATTGGAGCAAGTAGCTCTCAGGGTAAGATTCAATACTACTAATATCCTTCTAAAAAGATACAATACCGCCATTCCTTACGTTTCTTATGTAGCTTGGCAGCTTGTTACCTTCCCAGAGGACATATGTGAGCAAGCTCTTGTAACTCTAGACACTGCTGCCACTTCTTCAGCTACTACTATCTCTGCTGTTGACACATCCTCGACTATATTATGGATGACTAACAACTGTGAGGGAACAGGAACTGCTTTAGGTAGGAATGCATGGAACTCTCAACTAACTAATACTACTACGGTGACCTCTAAGCGCTCTTATAGTGGTAAATACGGTGAAGGTAACGTATCTGTATGCGACTTGTCCGGAATTACTAGCTTCAAGGGCATTCTCTTCATGGGACAACTATAAAATGATGAAATATATTATACTTTCTGTAATACTTTGCATGTCTACCTCTTGTAAGACCATAGATACTATGGCTGAAGCTGGTTCTGTTGGCTTATATGCTGGTGCAGGTGCTGTAGTTGCTGGTCCTGTAGGTGCAGTGATTGCAGCAGCACTTGGAACCCTAGTTAATGATAACGTTGAGAAGGATGAAGTCATTGAAACCCTACAAGAGGACAAGAAAGAAATAATTAATGCCCTTATTCCAGAGGTTATCACAAATACAGTAGAATTACCTGCGACTTTCAAGGGTTATATGCGTAGATTCTGGTATATCTCTGTCTTTTGTCTGATTGCTGGATTAATAACACATCCAAAGAAGGTTATCAGTCTATTTAAGTGGGCTACAGCCCTTCTTATGAAACCATTTACATCTAAAAAATAATATGAACATTTACGAATTACGCCCACAAACAACTGGTGGTGGTACAGGGTCAGTACTTAATATTGATCAGAAGCACCACAGAAAAGGTTTACTTTGGGGCTCTGTCTTCTTGCTTACTTCCGCCACTATTACTATAACGGCAGAAGGACGCATGAATTCCAACGATGACTGGGTAACAGTCTCTGAGACAACGGAAACCGAACTTGGAACTAACCTTGGAGTTGTACAATCTCTTTTCCTAGAGATTAATCTTATGCCTCAAATGAGAGTTACACTCTCAAACCAACACGCAAGCTCTCAGAGTTCTGTCTACTTACTGGAATACTAATATGAAACGAGTTAAATTAATAGCATCACTTACTGGAACCGTAGGCTTACTTGCCAGCGATGAACACTTCCCTTTACTTACCGATGGTAGCAGAGTGGGACTTCTTAAGTTCAATTGGATCGTAGCAGATATTACCGCTGGTCCTTCTGTGGATATCTTCGCACAAGGAAAGCTAGTCAATGTGGCTTCTACTTTTTATACTGACCTTATTGATCCTGCTGGAGCGCTAGTAACCCTAGATGAGACAGACTTTGGATCACCTGCTGGCACTGGAACCTACAGTGTAATTAAAGAAGTCCTTATGACCCCTAGAATGAAGGTCAGCATGAATAACGCCAACGCTACAGGTAACACTGTTGAAGTCTGGTTAATGGAGGAGTAAGATGGACCTAGAAAACCTATTAGCTCAGTTGCATGAAGATGTGACTGAAGCTCTTATTGCAAGGATTGCATCAGGAGAGGCTACCTCAGGTGACATTAGTGCAGCTATCAAATTACTGAAAGACAATAACATTGTAATCAGTAAAGGTACTGACGAGGCTGATCCTTTGGATACTCTCATGAATCTACTGCCTGATATGGACCCAGAAGTTCCTATTGATCGTAACAGACTAAATTAATGGCTAAGCAGACACTTAGAGAGGTCTTAACTGGGGAGCAAGGCTTTAAGTATTTCTTAAAGATATGCTGGAAAGCTTTGAATCTTCCAGTTCCTACTCCTCTTCAGTTAAATATGGCATACGAGATCCAACATGGACCTACGCGCATGATCATTGAAGCCTTCAGGGGTGTTGGAAAGTCTTACATTACGTCTGCTTATGTCGTTTATCGTCTATTATTGAACCCAGATATTAAGATCATGGTGGTTTCAGGGTCGAAAGACAGGTCTGATAACTTCTCGATCTTCACAATGCAGCTAATTGACCTACTAGGAGACTTAACTGTACACCTAAAGCCCGGTCCTGAGCAAAGAAATAGTAAGATTAGCTTCGATGTTGGTCCTGCTTTACCTAGTCACTCTCCTAGTGTTAGCTCTAAGGGTATTACTGGACAACTAACTGGCTCCCGTGCTGACCTAATCATTGCAGATGACGTTGAATCATGGGCTAATAGTCGTACTGCTGGGCTGAGAGAGAAGATCTTTGCTGCTGTAAGTGAGTTTAACGACATTCTAACACCTCAACCTACGTCTAGAATCTTGTTTCTTGGTACTCCACAGTGCGAAGATACTCTTTACTTGAAGCTTAAGGAGATGACATACCAACTATTCGTGTGGCCTAGTCGTATTCCAGAGGACTTTAATGCTTATCAGGACACATTAGCTCCTTATATTACTGAATTAGACCTACCTGTTGGCTCTCCTACAGACCCAGATAGATTCGATGATGCTGAATTGTACGAAAGAGAGCTTGCAAAAGGTAAGTCATCTTTCCAGTTGCAGTTCCAGCTAGATACTACCATGTCTGACCAAGACAGGTATCCCTTGAAGTTGTCTGATTTCATCATAATGGATTTAGACGATGAGTTCGTTCCAGAGAAGGTAACCTATGCAAAGGACTCAAGGTATGTTGACTCAGAATTAACATGTTGGGGCATGGGTGGAGACAAGTTTTATAAGCCTTTCCAGGTCGTAGGGCAACTTATGAAGCCTAAGATGAAGGTTTTATCTATTGACCCGGCTGGTAGAGGTGGTGACGAAACAAGTTACGCTGTTGTCAGTTCTTACGGTGGACAATTCTTTGTTCATGAATGCTCTGGTATCCAAGGCGGATATGAAGACGAAGTACTGGACAGACTAATAGAAATAGCTCAAGCTCAAGGTGTAAAAGAGATCGTAATCGAATCAAACTTCGGTGATGGTATGTTCAGACGCCTACTAGAAAAGAGACTAGTACTCCAGCAAGTAAGAATCCCGTGCTTAGATGTACGTTCTAGCATTCAGAAAGAGAAGCGTATCATTGATACCTTAGAGCCACTACTGAACTCTCACAAGCTTATAGCTGGCAGGAAGGTAATGGAAGATGATGTTCGTTCGGTTTCGGTTTACCCCCGTGAAAAGCAAAGATTTTATTCTTTACAGTTCCAACTATCCAGAATTACAAGAGATAGAGGGTCACTGAAACACGATGACCGCTTAGATGCATTACAAATGGCAGTAGCTCAGTTAGTAGAATACGCTAACACAGACGCTGACCATCAGATTCTTCTCGTAAAGGATCAACACAGAGACAAGATGTTTGAACAGTTCAAACATGGACTAGATATCGGTAAGAAAAAATACAATACCAACAAATACAATAGTTGGCTATAAATAAATGAACTACTACACAGGGAAGAAACTGCCAGATGACTTATACATTCTATTTAGTCGCCTATCTGGACACGCATGTTCTCGTTGTAACAGTACATTAGCTACCGGACTAGGTGATGGTTTCAGCGTTGTTGAAGTATCCCTTACTATTGTTGATCAGGACGCAAGGCCCGTAGGTCTTGTTTGTCCTGACTGTAAGCCCTCATTTAAAGAATATAAGTACAAGGAGAGGACTTAATGATGATAGATAAGAATACTGGCATAGGGCTGGGGTTAGTTATAACGATTGTGACTTCAGTAATTGGAGTTGGATTCTGGGTTAAAGACGGTATTACAGAGAACAACATCTCACTGTTACTCATTGACCAAAGGTTAGGTGGTATTGAACAATCAGTAGATACTAGGTTCGACACATTAAGAACTTATATTGACGATCACGTTAACAGGCTAGACAGAGAAATAAAGACTAAATACAAGATAGCTGAGCATGAGAACTGGATTAAACTGTTCAGGGCACAGAACCCAGACTTAAACGTTCCAGAATAATG